TTGGCGGCGTTGATGCGGGTGAGGATGTTGCTCATGGATTGATCATTTTGCGGACAAACTTGACCGCTTCCGGTGTGATGTCGGGTTGGGATTTAAAATAGGCCAAGACGGCTTCTTCGCCGCCTTCCTCGTAGGCCTCGGAGATTGGCTTGCGGTGGTCTCCGGCGAGGCAAAGGTCCTTGGGGTTTTTAGGCCAATTTTCGTAGTGGCCCAAAAGCGTCTCGGGTTGCGGATTCTCGGGTGAGACGAATTGGCTTCGAGGCGAGTAGCTCACATACCATGCGCTCGTCTCGGTGGGCCGGAAGATGTGGTTGTTGGCCCCACCCTCCGCCCTCGCCGCCGCGTTGTCTTGCTCGTCCCAATTTCGGTAGATAGGCCTCATCGGTGATCCTCCGCATAGCCCGTGATCTTCTCCACAGTTGGCTTGTCCATGAGGAGCCATTTTCTAGGCCGACGATCATCGTTGATGGATCGACCGCCATGGTGGTTGAAGACGGCAAGTTCTCGCTCGCTAAAAGCGTAGCCCGCGGCTTCAAATGGCCCGTTATCCACCACGCAAATGATGGCCTTGTCGCTCGGCACGGCATCCCAACTTGGCGCGGAGCCAAGCAGGATGGCGTCGGGCCACTTTGAGATGATTTGATCGGCTTTGTTTTTGTTCTGTAGGCCGGGGATGTAGTAACCCATAATTTTAGTTCTTTGTTTGTTCCTCGATCTCATCGTCGAGGCTTACCATGCAATCGGACGGCGCGACGTTTCCGGCGGCGGCGAGGATGGCGTGAGCAAGCTCCGCGGCGTTTTTCGGCGGGAGCATTAGAGCGATGGGATTTCCTCCCATGTGTTTGGCGGGTTTCACGAGGAAAATAACATCCTCGGGATTACCCACATTTTGCGGGCAACCGATTTTGGAGAACTCAACCCGAGTTCCCACGACCATGGTATGCCCTTCATTGGCTTGTGTGCCTTTCATAGCTGTATTTCCTTTTTTGTTTTAGGCCTAGGACACTTCGGCGCCATCGAGAGCGCCGAGCATCTTGGTAAGGTCTTCCCGAGAGAGTTCCATAACTTGCGGCTCGTCGATGTCGATGTGCTCCGGATGACGACGGAGCGACTCTTGGATTGTGCCGAACTTGGCGTGCTTTTCCCCGCCGTTGGTAACGAGGATATGGAAACCGGTGACTTCTTCTTTCGTGAGGGGTTTGCGAGCCCGCATTACGGCGACAAAAGCTTGTGGTTTATTGTTGGTTTCAATGGTAGTCATGGTGCTTACTTGCTTTCTGGTTTAGGCCCAATCAAGAGAGTGGGCGGGGTTTTGAAATCGAATTGGGTATTGCGCCAAAGGTGGAGCACGTTGGGATGCGCGTTCACGTACTCGCTCTCCGGCGGGTGGAATTGCACCACGCACTCGTTAGGCTCAAAAAAGAGTTTTTTAGCTAGACACATCTCTTCCCAAGTTGGGAGCCTACCGGCCTTGGGATCGGTTGCGCTCTCCACTCTAAGTGAGACGTGTTCCCATCCCTCGGCCTCGGGCTCATCCGCGGCGCTCGCTAGGCAATAGAGAACCCAAGTGTCGTGAGGCTTTTTTGAAATGTCGCGCACCGGAATCAAGAAGAACCCATATCGCCCATCACTCGGGGTTGACCCCATGCGGCCATCGAGTACACGGTACTTGTCGAGATGGTGGAAGTTAGATCGCATTAACGTGTTGCTTGGGCATTTTGGAGACCATCTCCGCTATTTCCGCAAATCCTTGTTGTGCCGCTCGGGCGCAACTTTCGAGGGAAGTATACATGTCGGTTTCGTCAAAGATGTTTCCGTTGGCGTTGCATTGGATGCGGCACTTGTAGCCCTTTCCTTCGATGTGCTCGATGCCTACATCCAACTTAAAAATATCGAGTGCTTTCTTTTCGGGTTTTTCGTTCATAAATTTGCTTTCTCGGCCCGTGCGCCTTGTCTCGCGCTCCGGGCCATTTTGATCGGTCGTTAGGCCTTCGGCTCGTCACCGAGCTTGATCTCGGGCTTAACCTTTTCCGCCCGTTCCTTCGTGCAATTCGGGCAATCGCACTCTTCGCCATTGGAAAGTTGGCGAAGGAGCGATGCTTGCTTGGACATGACCCAAACAAGCGCCGGGATTGGGTGATCGAAGGTCTCCGTCTCGTCCACGGATTGCTTCTCGTGGGAATCCTTGTGGGTTCCGGTCACGTTAAGCCGAGCCGTGACTTTTTGGTTGGCGGAGTCGATTCGGATGTGGGTCACGATGTCGAGTCGTTCGCTCGCTTCAATAAGAGTTGAGCAAATTTTCTCATCGTTAAGCGTCTTTCCTTCCGGTCCTTGGGCCACCACCACCTTGAACAAGTATTGGCCTAGGCCAACTCGTTTGATAGTAACCGAGAGATCGATGGCAAGAGCCGCCTCGACGCCGATGTTTGGTTTTTGTTCCTCGTTGTTCATGCTGTCTACTTTCCTTTTGGTTTGGGGTTTTTGAAATTTAGGCGGCAAGGGCCACGTAGGGTGTGCGCTCGGCCTTGGCAAGCTCGGGGAAAATATCCTCAGCGGGAAGCGTCACTCGGCCTACGAGGGCCTCGATGGCTTCCGTCGGCGCGTCCTCGATGGAGAGTTGCTCCCAATCGGACGTGTCGATGCGTTCGGTATTGCGAAGGGCGATCCAATCGCCCGCTATATTGACGGCGCTAATGTCGCGCCATGCGGAGTAGTAGTATTTCATTTTTTAGGCAAGAGAAAGTGAGGACTTTCCGGCGTTCCAAAGTGAAACGGAAGTCCATGAACCGTCCCATTGTTTTCCATTGAGAAACCACGCAAAATCTTTTTGGTGGATACGCACACCGGGAAGACCATTTAAGCGTTCCTTTGTCGTGTTGCTCGACCATCCGGCATTGGTGATCCAAAGATCATCGCCATGCCACTCGGCAATGCGATTTCCATGGAGAAGAAGCACGTGACCATCGGTGCTCGAATTGCCAATGCTTTTCGGGCGGCGATTCAAGAATGCGGAGGCCACTTGCTCGGTAATTTTGCGACTCATAAGGACGACATCATACGATAGGCCGTACAAAGTGCAACAAAAAAGAACAAAAAACTTTTTGAGAGTAAAAATGAGTATTTTTTGAAAAATAGTTGCTTAAGCTTTCGGCCTACGGCAACCTCGCCGAACCAAATGAAAAAGACGGCATCTTCAACATCTAAAGCGTGGGCATCGGCGGTGGGAGTTTCAACCCTTTACGGGGGCCGCGTCTCCATGGTCACCATCGGTGCTCACGCTTTAGGTGATGAGGGTGTTTGTGAATAAGCCTCCCGCTTTTCAATTCTACGCCGGAGATTTTCTCAACGGCACCGCCTCGTTCACGGCGGAAGAAACCGGGGCCTACATTAGGCTCCTATGCCATCAATGGGATAAGGGAACATTACCACTTGATCCTAAAAGGCTTTGCATCTTGGCCGGATGCACCGAAGATGCACTTGCATCGATCATGCATAAGTTTGCATCGGATGGAAATGGTGGTTTGCAAAACCATCGACTCGAAAAAACGCGCCAAAAGCAAAAGGCCTTTAAACAATCTCGCTCCCAAAACGCCCTCGGAGGATGGGAGGGAGAAAAAGGTGAGGCTAGACGGCATGCACTAGCATCGAAGGTGCATAAGCTACGGCGAAGCAAAAAGCATGGTCTTCATTCTTCATCTTCATATAATACTACCCCTACCCCTTCTTCGGATAATCCGTTTGCGGATGACGATGCCTCCGATCTCTCAACCGGGGCGGCGGAGATCGTCACCGAATGGAATGCCACAAGCTTCCCGAAATGTGTGGCGCTTACCGATAAGCGGGCATCTCATCTCAAGGTTCGGCTTGAATCGGAGTATTGGCGCTCGAATTGGCGAGCGGCGCTTGAGAGGGCAAAAATATCCAATTTCCTCCTCGGAAGGAACGACCGAAAGTGGAAGGCTAACATCGATTGGTTTATCCGAAGCGATGATGCCGTGGTAAGTATTTTGGAAGGCAAGTATGACAATAAGCACTTGAACGGTAGTGGTATATGACGGTTTCCGAGGAGATTAAATCGAAGCAAACCGTGCGCTCGGTGCTTGAGGGGTGTGGGGTTTCCATCCTCGTAGGCCGAGGCAAAAATGACTCGTGTTTGTGCCCGTTTCACTCCGACAAGAAGCCGTCGCTCGACATCGCCAAGGACGCCGATATTTGGATTTGCCGCGCCGGATGTGGCGGGGGGGATGTGGTCGATCTCTTGGCCAAGTTTGATGGAAAGACGGCCTCGGAATATCTTCGGACTCTTTCCAAGGATAGGCCAAAATCGAACGAGGATAGGCCTAGGACGCATTTTTCCGAGAAAAAGGTATCTACCTACGTGAAGCCCCAATCAACGCCGCAAATCGAAAATCCGTTCGCCGACCCAAATCCCGATCCCGTGATCGTCAAGGCCTACCCCTACCACGATGCCAATGGAAAGCTCATTTACGAGGCGGTACGGTATGAACCAAAGAATTTTAAGCAACGAGCGGTTAGGCCTGATGGCTGCTACTCATGGTCAATGGATGGCGTGGAGCGTGTCCTTTACGCTCTTCCCGAAGTTCGTCGTGCCACCGAAGTTTGGGTGGTGGAAGGCGAGAAAGACGCGGACACCCTCCGAGCCGCGGGCCTAGTAGCAACGACAAATGTAGGGGGGGCGGGCAAATGGCTTGACTCCTACAACGAGCATTTGATCGGCAAAGACATCATCATTTGCGGTGACAACGACCTCCCCGGCAAGCCGCCCGCCGGAAGCGAGCACGTGAACATGGTTCGCACGAGCCTAGAGCCCGTAGCCCGCACCATCCGCATCGTCAAAGTTCCGGCGCCCGCCAAGGACATTTCTGAGCACACCGAGGGCATGTCGGACGCGGAGCTTTTGAGCGAATGCCTACGGCTTCGGGATGCGGTAGAGCCACTGTATAAAGGTGAGCCGCTCCCACTCAAGTCGATGGCCGATCTTGAAAAACTCTACTTGGAATCCATGCATCGCGACACCGCGAATTGCCTCCACTTGGGCCGATGGATGTCGCTCCTCCAAGAAGCTGTTTTAGTTCCCGGCGAGGTTGTCTCGATCATCGCGGAAACCGGTGTGGGCAAGACCTCGCTCCTCACCAACATCGCGCTCTCCCATCCGCATCTTGCCACGCTCTACTTCCACCTTGAGCTTTCGGATCGGAAGGCCTTCGAGCGCACCTTACAAAGCGGCACCGGCCACTCGCGAAAAACGATTCAAGAGGTCTATATGCGCCGGGATCGCATCGACTTTTCCCAAAGCGGCCTCGATCATGTTCTCTTTTGCACCGAGGCGGTCACGCTTAAGGCCCTAGAGTCGATCCTCCGGAGAAGCGAACTCAAATTTGGCCGCAAGCCAAACCTTGTCCTCATCGATTATATTCAGCTTATCCGTGGCGAAGGAAAACAATCCCGCTACGAGCGGTTCACCGACATCGCCGAAGGACTCAAATACCTTGCCAAAAAATACAACGTCATCATTGTCTTGGCTTCCCAAGTCAATCGGGACAAGGAACGAGCCTTCGGTGAGATGTCGATCAATGATGCCAAGGACTCCGGAGCCATTGAGAATAGCTCGACTCTCCTCCTTGGAGCCTCGCGCAATCCGGATAAAAAGAGCGAGATGTGCCTCCAAGTTTTGAAAGGATCGGAGATAGGCTCGGGCTTAAAAATTCTTTGCAAATATGATTTTGAGACATTGCGCATCACTCAAATTGAGCCGTTCATCCGGAACTCGTAGAAGTTTTTTGTTGCTTTTTAAGCAAATTTAAGGAGACTATCCATCATGTCCAAACATCGCCACAATCCGTATTCAATTTTTTACAATCCCATCTTTTATTATATCGATATTGTCGGTATAATCCTTATTGGCACAATTGTTGCCTTTGTTGTTTTGTTCGGATTATCAAAGCATATAAAAAACAAATCACCTAAGGCAAACGCAATTCCTCTGGTCCAAGTCCAAATCGATCACTTAACTTACGATCTCTTAAACATCCAAAAAGAGGCCAACGATGAGGAGACCGAAATTCAAGGTCTTAAAATCGAAGTGGCACAAATTGAAAAAGAAATTTCGTCCGCAAGGACGGAGAGTAGCGGCGTGGAAGGACACGCTGACGAGAAACAGAACGATGAGCGTCATCCAACGGATGACGGGAATATCTCTGGCGGCAACCCGATAAGTTCACCGACCTACAACTCATCGAGCCGGAATCAAACCCGGCCTACTCTCTTTCCTCCCAATCCAAAGCGCAACGAATGGAGCCAGTTCTACGAAGATAGGGGGATGGAATGAGACTATTTTGGAGACACTACGCGAACCACTCGCAGGGCTACGACCCTATAACGTTATTCACAGTTAAAATTTTTTTCTATGACCACACAACCTGAAACGAAAACGCCGGGGCAGAATCTAAAATGGTCTGAGGACAGAGCTTGCCGAAACGGATTCGACTACGATCTAGGACGGTACTCACCAGATCGAAATGCCGAAGGTGGCTACAGTCCCTCGATTGAGTTTATGGGCAAGACCGTTGGGTATAGCGAGAATGGGTTTGAATCAAGAGAGCGTGCTAAGAGTTTCTGCCAAAAACACGCTAATGCGGTCCAAGCCGCCATCGCCGCGTCCGGCAGGGATAAGCAGGAGGTGCTCAAAAACTATGAAGATGAGAATGCAAATCTGCGTGATCTTCTTTCCCTAGCGGAAGCAAAACTAGAGGCTTACGGGCATGAACCTAGAAGCACACTCATGGAAGGTATTCGTCTCGCCCTACTAGCCAAACAAGAAGCCCCAGACTACGCCGATGAGGGAGTGCCCACCTGCCACGGCACGGGAGAAAAGCCTTAATTTCCCCAATCCATATATTGAAGGCGGTCCACAATACCGGGTTCGATCTCTTGGTCGCGCACGGATTCGGTGGTGCTTAAAAGCATGGCTTCAAAGCCTTCTCTTAGGCGCACGAGATGGACGAGGAGGGTAATGGAATCGGCTTTGTCCGGGCTTTTATTTCCTCGGGCCTTGTACTCTTTTTTACCTTCCACCCGAACCTTTCCGGATCGTGTTCCCGGCTTGAATCGACGCGTACATAGCTCCTCGGTGAGGGCTGCAATGTCTAGGCTTGGGGAGATTTTGAGATAGTCAAATTCCAAAAAATTACGGGTGGCGAAAAAGAGTTCGGTGACTAGGCCATCGTAGAGATCGCTTGCAAGTTCGGTGCTCTCGGCGAAAAGTTTTTTGTCCGTGGCCGCGGCACCATAATGGACTCCAACCACGTCTTCTCCTAGGCCGGTGGGCGACGGGGATTTGAGGATGTCGTGGACACCGGTACCATTGCCCGTTCGGTCTACAATAACCCATCTTCCAGGGATGCCGAGTCGGAGGCAATGTGTGCGGATTTGATGGGCGAGCCACACGGTTTGCATCATTTGCTTGGATGGGTCATTCTTGATGAGATCGAATTGGCTTTCGGCTTGGAGGGCATACTTGGCCCGCTCGAAGTTCACGGTTTTAGGCCCTTCGGGGGTGAGGAATGAATAGCCGGTGGCCAAGCCGAACCGGCCCACCGTCATTGGGGCCGTATCGTCTCCCTCGAAAGCCAAATCCACCGCCGCGCAATAAGTGACTCGGCCCGTAAAGTTGAGACGGGCGGTGGCCTTCTCCATGAACTCTCTTGGAATGACGTTGATGGTAAGGCCCTTTACTGGAAAGAAGCCACGGGCCATGGTGTAATATTCCGGAGACGTATCGCCTTGAAGGAGGTAGCGACGGTAACCCTCGTAGGAGAGGAGCCCCGCATAAACCATTCGTTTTTGCACCACGTTCTCGCACCGCGCCCCATCGAGCCGCACCACGGCCCACCCAAGCTTCGATTTCCATGTGATAGAGGTCTCAATGTCGAGCGTAGACCATCCATCCTCCGGCTCGCAACGGCGCCCAAATTTGGAATCAACGTCGCGTGGGTTGGCGGCGGCGGTGATCTTCACGTGCTCGATCCCATCCAAGGTGATGAGCATGTTGTCGATGTCGTCCCAAATACCGCCGGGAATCTCCTGGGCGTCGTCAAGGATCACGCGGATGCGGGAGAGCGATCCGTAAATGGGGTGAGCGCGTTTCCTTGGCGTTGGGTGCATGCCTTGGAGGCGTCCGGCGCCATCCTCGCCAATAGGAATGGAGACTAAGTGGATGCCTTGCTTGTCATCGCTAGATGCCTGAATCGAGCCTTCTCTCACTTGGCCGGGGAGCGGAATGGTGGAGTTGCGATGAAGATTTTTGATGTGGGCAAACACATTGCGCTTGGCGTGCTCGGCGGTCGGCGCCACCACTTTGATCGCGGTATAAAGCGGGTCCTCGATCCAATCCAAAAGGAAGTAGACGGCGAGCGAGTAGCTCTTGCCTAAGGCCCCCGCGCCGGGGACGAGCATGGTGGCCGTTTTCTTGACCTCATCCCAAATGAGCCTCACACTTTCCGGCTCGGCATTGAATTGGGTGTGTCCCCAAAGGATATGCGCCACCTCCAAGCGCATCCCTCGGGAGATCATTCCGGGAATAAGCTGAGTCAAGTATTGGAGGCCTTCGCCGGGTGGAACTCTCGGCTTTTGCCGGATGAGGTTGTCGATGAGAATTTGGGCGCAATCGTCAAACTTTTCGAGGCCCGCCAAGCGGTGCGCCTCCTCGATGTAGGGCTTCACGCTTCGGCAATCCACTCAAGTTGTGGAAGCTTTTTGGTTGTCCCAAGCTGTAGCTTTTGGCCGATGATTGTCTTGTAGGTTTCAAGCATGAACTTCCCGGCGCCGCCCTCCGGAACCATGGCTTGTACCACCGCCATGTCGCGCTTCATTTCGGGAAGCAATAACTCATCCGCATTGGCGATGTTAGTGATTTTGGCAATCTTCGACACCAACCGCATACAGGTGTGCTCGATCTCGCTTTTCATGTGAAGCACGATTTTTTCTTGGCGCTCGCTCCGGTTCTCTTGGATGAAAAGATCATAGGCATCGGCTCGCATGGGCCATTGCCACTTGGCCGACATGGCGGCGATTTGAGAGTGAGGAACCGTCACTTCTCCCTCGGGAACTCCCGTGGCGATGGCGGTGGCTTTGCGGAGGGTTCTCTCGTCCCACGAAATGTCGCGGTAAATGAGAAAAAATTCGTACTCTCGGTCGGTCTCGTCTTCTTGGCGCCGATAGATTGGCTCTTGGAGAATCGGGCGCTCCCGCGTATCAAGTTCGAGGAGTGGCATTTCGGAGAATAAGGTGATTCAACAAAAAAGAATTGGCAAGTTTGAAGAGTTTTTTGTTGCCTTTTATTGCATCGTTACCGAACCTTGCCTTCCCAATGAATCACATCCAATCCGACGTTCGGCATTTCATGGAATTGGCCAAGCAAGCCACTCCCGAATACCCAATTATCCCAAACGAAGAGGTCCGACTTCTTCGGGCAAAACTCATACTTGAAGAAGCCTTTGAGCAACTAGAGGCTCTAGGTATACAGCCATGTTGGGAGAATGGAGACGGACGAACCTACGATGTGTGCGATACGATCAAACTTCTCCCACAAGGAGAGCCGAATTTGGCCGAGATCGCCGACGGAATTTGCGATCAAGTTTACGTCTCGGTAGGGACCGCCGTGGCTTGTGGCATCGATCTCAAGCCGATCTGGGAACTCGTCCATGAGGCGAATCTAGCCAAGTTTGGCTCCGGTTCTACGATTCGAGAGGGCAAGCAAATGAAGCCGCCCGGATGGGTCGCTCCGGATGAGAAAATCCGACAGGAAATCGTTGCTCAAACCCCCGAATTGGAGTGCTAATTTATTTATGGCCATTGAATCCACAGCGGCACTCGCTCCCGACGAGCTTAACCCGAGAAAAATAACCAAGGAGCAAAAGGAAAACCTCCTCGCGAGTCTTGAGAAGTTCGGCGATCTTTCGGGCATCGTTTTCAACCGGCGCACACGCACTTTAGTAGGCGGGCACCAACGCACATCGCTCTTTGGTCCGGATTGTCCCATCGAAGCCAAATACTTCCCCAAAGACCACCAAGGCACCGTTGGTCTAGGCTACATCACCCTCAAAGACGGAAGTAAGCACAGCTATCGGGAAGTCGATTGGGAGAAGGACTTCGCCTACGCAGCCAACATTGCCGCCAACGCGCACGGCGGGAATTGGGATGAGGAGAAGCTCCGCACGGTACTCAAGCTCGTCTCCGAGGATGAAACGATCACACAAAAGGAGATAGGCCTTGAAACCGATTTCATGGAGAACCTTTTCCGCGGCGACAAGAGTGGATTTAACGTCCAAGCGCAAGAGTCTCAATCGCTCACTTCTCCGCTCACCTCTAAAGAGATGATGAACCTCCCGAGCCAAGTAGCCTTGGTGCAGCTTTTTTACACCACGGCCACTCGGCCTGGCATCATTGAGAAGGCCAAAAAGCTTGAGACGCTCTTAGGCACGGCCAACATTAGCGAAACGGTGGCCAAGGCGTTAGAAATTGCGCTTGATACCCACGCGGCCAAACAAGCCATCGTGCCATGAGTGAAATTCTTAATTTGGAATCCAATCCGATAACGGAATCCATTCGGCGTCCCGACATGGTAGTGATTCCTCCCGAGCACATGCCCGATTGGATGTTTGCGTGGAGGAACGCCCACGAGAATAAAATCCCGTGGTTTTTGCACGATGGAAATCTCCTCATTATCGACGACTACAACAAACCGCCGCTCATTTACCGCAACATTACCATCACTGGAAGCGAGCCTCCCTATCGCTTCACTTTTGAAAATGAAGACGCTCGCGCTAACGAACTCTGATTGCTTGCCGGATGAAGACGTGGAACGGCTTGCGGGCCATCTAGTCGATGGACTCATGTATGATCATGTCCTTACCGAGGACGCCGATGTGCTCAAACCGGATGGCACCGTGCTTCTCAAGTTCCGCAAGGCCGTACTACCGCTTAATCTTTGCATCGATAGCCTTCCCGTTTGGGAAGAAGCGGCTACTCCTTCAATGAATCGGGGGCTCGCGGCGGGAATTGTTGTGCCGGATGAAAATGGTGAAGTCAAAGGACGTAAAGTGGTTCCGGGTAGGCCCGGAGCGGCGCGGGTGAAGTTTGTAAAAAAAGATGGCACCGTGACCAAGAAATCCGATGCCAACAAAGTGCTTTCCGGCACGCTCGGTTTCCTTGGTGCGACTAGCCGCAATCCCTATTGCCGCATGACCGCCTTTACCGCCTCGGAGGTTCCGAAGTTCGTCCAATGCCTCCCGCTCCTTGAGTATATTGATGAGGTTTTTTCGAGCCTCATGCCCGAGCGCCATGCCGCCCAAATGGAGTATTGGAAGCGCACGCACGAGGACTTCCGCATTCCGGGAACGAGCTTTACTACTATCACGGCCAACAAGAATTTCCGCACCGCCATCCACCGGGACAGCGGTGATTTAAAGCAAGGCTTCGGCGTCATGACCGCCTTTAACCGTGGCAACTATCGGCGCGGCTACACCGTCTTCCCTAAGTTCCGCGTGGCCGTTGATATGCGAACAACCGATCTCCTTGTTTGCGACGTGCACGAGTACCACGGGAACGATGAGATTGTAGGCCTGCCCGGCACGTGGACCCGAATTAGCCTTGTGTGCTACTACCAAGAAAAATTGGCCCAATGCAAATCCGCGGAAGAGGAGCGCCTCCGCGCCATCCGCACCACGGAAGAGACCTACCAAAAGCAAGACAAGGAGCTATTTTGATCCGTCCCGATCTCGGGGGCGCCTATGTGGCCGTGATTAGTTCGGGCCGGACGCAAAACGTCGGCCAAACCCAAGCCCTCATTGGTCCCGCGACATGGTTTGTCCCAAATGCCGAGAAACACGCCTACAACCTCGCGGGGGCGTCGGAGACGGTTTCGGCTCTAGAACTAGTCGCGGGACGGAATAAAGCCTTGGAGGCCGCTTTCCGGCTCAATGCGCCATGCCTACAAGTCGATGACGATGTGAAAAAGATCGAGCGCATTTTCGGAAAGAAAAAAAAGGAGGAAATCACCATCCAAGACGCCGTGACCACGCTCCTCGACCACCTCACTTCATCGCCATTCAAATTGGCCGGAATGGCGCCGACAAATAACCCCTACTTTTTCAACCCCGAAAAACCGATCAAAACGGCGGCGTTTGTCATTGGAAGCTTTTCGCTCATTCTCCCCACCGAGCTTCGGTACGATCCGGTCATGCGGCTCAAGGAGGACTATGATTTCACGTGCCAACATTTCGCCAAGTATGGCGGCGTGATCCGCGATGATTCCTTGTCGCTTGATTTTGCCCACTACACCAACAAGGGCGGATGCCAAAATTACCGTACCGCGGAGTTGGAATTTTCGGCAATCATTCGTCTTAGGTCCAAATGGGGCCGATGGATTTCGGATCATCCCACGAGGGAAAACGAGGTTTTGCTTAGGCTAAAAGGAACCGCTAAAGTTTTTTAATGTTTTTTGTTGTACTTTGTAAATGCTGTGTTATTTTGACGGCATGACAAACACTTTACCACCGAAGCCCGAGGTTCCATTGATGCTTCGCAAGATACTCGAAGGGGCCAAGCCGTCTCTTCCCGAGAATCCCGGCCATGGAGTCACGGCGAACGGCGACGGTACTCCCGTGGCGCCCGATTTTAGCGAGCCCACCGAAGGCGATTCCATCGACATGATCGGCAAGATCATGCAATCTCTGGCCTCCTCAAAAACCCCGCCAAAGAAGGGGGAAGGAGAGGGCGATTCCGCCGAGGGAGAAGAAAAGAAAGCCGATCAAGACCGCGAGGCCCTCAAAGAGGCCATCAAGGAACTCATGGAAAATGAGGAACTTGAGTTCACCCTTCCCGACGCCACGCTCCAAGACGGGCTCCGTCGCAACCGTGAATGCGTAGTGGAGATCGTGGGCGATGTCGCGCCTATCGATCCCGATAGGCCCGTGGCCACACCCAATCCCACCTCCCCTTCTCTCGACGAGGAAAAGGTCAAGACCATTATCGACGAAAAAGTGAAGGCGCTCGTGGATCAAATCTCCGCTAAGCGCATCCTCAAAACCTCGGTTTTGGTCGATGGCGTCCAAGTCAATACCGGCATTCAACACAAGCAATTTGACCAGCTTCTTTTGATCGTTCGATCTGGGCTCAATGCCTATCTCGTAGGCCCCGCCGGTTCGGGAAAAACCACGGCGGCGCAACAGGTCGCCAAGTGCCTCGGAGTAAAGTTCTACTTCACGGGAGCTATTACCTCCGAGTTCAAGCTCACCGGTTTTACCGATGCCAACGGCAAGGTCGTGCGGACACCATTCCGAGAGGCCTACGAGCACGGAGGCGTGTTCCTTTTTGATGAGATCGACGGCTCCATGCCGCAAGCGGTCTTGGCCTTCAACGCGGCCATTGCCAACGGCATGATGGATTTTCCCGATAGGACGGTGGAGAAGCACGAAAAGTTCTATTGCGTCGCCGCGGCCAACACCTTTGGCATGGGCGCGGATCGGGTCTACGTGGGTCGCAATCAAATGGACGGCGCCACCATCGACCGCTTCGCCTTCCTCGATTGGGAGTACGATGACGCGCTCGAACGGGCTATCGCTGGAAATGACGCATGGGTGAATTACATTCAAGCCGTGCGCAAAGAAGTCGCCTCGCACAAGGTTCGCCATGTGGTGAGTCCTCGCGCCTCCAAGGATGGCGCCCGGCTCCTCGCCAATGGCATGCCTAGGGAAAAAGTCGAAGAGATCGTCCTTTGGAAGGGCCTCGACAAGGATGCCATTGCCAAAATCAAAAGCACGCTCCCCGAGGTTGCTATTTCAAACGCCAAACCACCCAAGGCCAAAGGCCCGCTTCTCCAACCGGAGACGGATACGCAACGCCGCGCCAAAAGGTTTAATAAGGATTACTCGAACATGACGGGAGCGCCAAACTAATGAACGACATCGACATCATTAAGGAAGCGGAATCCGCCTTGGATTTATCGGCGAGCAATGCCCCTCCAGGAAGGGATAAGCGCATTGTACCACCGGTCTATCCCGAGGCGTGGACTATCAAGGATGAGGTTGGAGAAGTTACCGACTCCGGAATTGTATACCGATTCACTCTTCCCGAATTTCTCAACTACATTGAAAAAGATAGGCTTCGAGAAAACGATTCGGATAGCCCTCGCGGAACCGTCATTACTGCCAAAAGCTGCGGGAAAATATTCGCCACATGGGATGATGCCATGAGGAAAGCTCGTTTCGGATGGCCCGAGATGACGGCTAAGTGTGCGGAAATATCGGGTCGCATCGACGACCGGCTTCGTAAATTTGCACCCAAGATAGAGCAAGTTTACGAGGTCTATGGCGGTTATCCGGATGTGGGCCGGTTTCTTTCGGGTGAACCCGAAAACATGATCCACAAGCAAGAATCCGAGGCCAAATTCTCGCCCTCCAACCGCATCGTCAAGGTAATGCTTGATGTGGATGCGGGGGCCATGGGCCATTCTCACGAACAAGCTCAAGCGCGAGGCGCGGTAACAATGGCGGCGATTGATGCTATTGAGCGCACCGGTCGCCGGGCCGAAGTGTGGATTTCCTCCGGTTTTCGCCGTCGGACAACCGTGATGATCGAAGTCCAAATCAAAGCGGCTAATCAACCGCTTGATCTTGACGCTCTAGCCTTCTTTACATGCGCCCAGGATGCCGAGTCTAGATTTATGTTCCAAGCGGCATTCAACATGGGATTCGATAACTTCGGAGGCCACGGCGCCGTCGATGAGGGCGATCTCTACGTCGGATATTTTCCGACTTTAGCTGCGGAAGACCCCGTCGCCATGATGCAAGCCACGCTCGCGCTCCTTAAAAAACACGGGTTTGATTTGGAGGCCGATTAAGTTTTTTGTTGCTTTTTAACCAAGTTTGGGCACATTATCAACCATTAGGAAAAACACCATGACAACGACTATAGACGAAACCAAACCCAAGGCCACCATCCGGATGCACAAGCCTCGCAAATGGGACGGCGCCTCTCTTTTCGAGGAGTGCTTCAAACAAGGCGTAGCTCCCGCTTTTGACGGCGGTACATTCCTTGGCTACGTGAGCGCCAAGAGCGGTCGAAAGGTAAAGGCGACTTCCATGCCGAAAGACATTTCTATTTCCCTTTTCACCGCCTACCGCAACGCGGAGAAAAAAGGCATTGCCAAGACCGAAAATCCCGAGCCTACCAAGGTTGAGACGAAGAAAAAGATCGTCGCCGCTAAGACCGAGAAATCGGAAGGCAAGCGCCACCGTATCGACGTAACCAAGAAAATTCACCTCAAGGTCACGGAGAACCCGAAGCGCAAAGAGTCCGGTTCCCACAAGGTCTTTGAACTCTACAAAGAGGGCATGACCGTGGAGGAGTTTCTCAAGCTCGAAAAGCAAGGCGCCCATCTCGGCCACATCCGTTGGGACGTGGCACACGGCTTCATCTCTCTTTCCTAACGACCATGCCAAAACTCACCATTACCCTTGAAGACAACGAAGGCGGCGTGGAACTCGGTACAAATATCGAGCCCGCCATAACGAAGGAACAAGAGGCCAATCCGACAATGGCCATGGTCATGTTTGCACAGATCATGACCTTTGTTCAATCCATGTTGGAAAAGCCACTTTCCGAAATGCCAACCGAGCCGCCATCCAAGGAGCCCAAGTCATGAGCGACACTCTAACCATCGGCGAGCAAAACGACATGCGTGGGTTGCTCGACCCGATCCTCGCCTACCTTAAAGAAGTCAATCCGGCCTTCTCCGACGCGGAAGTGGTCGTGACCGACAAGATTGCGGCTATCGATGTGCCTACCGGCCTTGTGCCGAATGAGAAATCAAGCGAGGCATCCGAGAATCAACTATCCAAGCTCCGCTGCGGCATTGTCTCGACTTTCGAGAAGTTTTTTCGGGAGAGCTGCCGAACAAGTTCTCCGCTCATGCAATATACCGTGCATCTCGAAGGGAAGATTCGGGCTATTTATCGCGTCTATCCCAACGACATTTTAGGCGCGGAAAAGGAACTCACAAAGCTCCTCGACCGCCTTCGCAGGCACAAGGAGTAACTCATTTTATGAAGAAAACCCCCAAAAAGACCCAACCCATTTCCACGCCGGTAAATAACGTGGTAACGGGCGACTTTGATTTCAAAGGAGCACTCGCATACCTACAAGCCAAGGGTCACAAAATCAATATGCACGACTTCCGCAAAGAGGTGAAGTTTCATCCCGAGCGGTTTCCGGGCATGTTCCGTCGCAATTCCTTGGCCAAACGAGGACGCGGCGGAAAGTATTACTTCATGAAGTGGGGTTTGGATCAATACCAAAGCCTTACTCCGGTTAGCTAGGCATCCCCAATGGAAACTCCATCCAAAGAAGCCGTGGAAACGGCGATCAATACCTACATGAACCCGGCCATCAACCGCGCCATTCTCGCCGTCCAAAAGGACATCGATGCTATCGACAAGAATCGCCAAAATTCTAGTCAGGGCGGCTACGCCTACCGAGGCATCGACGATGTGATTAATGAGATTCACCCTTTATTTGTTAAGAGCGGAATCTTCATCACCACCACCGTGCTCGAACAAGCCCGCGAGGAACGGGCAACCAAGAACGGTGGCCTCCTCATCTATCGCATCCTCAAAATCCGGTTTGCCTTCCATGCGGAGGACGGCTCCAAGATTGAATGCGAAGTGGTAGGAGAAGGCATGGATGCGGGGGATAAATCCAGCAATAAGGCCATGTCCGTGGCGCTCAAGTACGCCATCTTGCAAATGTTTACGATCCCGACTAAGGACTTCATGACCGATCCCGAAGTCGATAGCCCGGAACCCGCTCCAAAAGCTCCCAAGCCCGCGCTTCCGTGGCGAGAAGTGGCGTGGCATCTTCCCTTCGGCAACAATGAGGACAAAACCTACGAGTTTAAGGGTAAAAAGCTCGGCGAAATCTACGCCAACGCGCCGAAGGGATTTGCTTATTGGGCTCGGACATGGAAACCAATTTCACAGCCTAACTCGCCCCTAGGCCGAGCCGCGCACGCCAAGGATGCGGCCCTCCGCGCCGCCCTCGACGAGGCCACGCTCGAATTGGCTAAACAAGAAGCCGCCCCACCCGAGCCGAACCCCGATCCCTCGCCTTCCGCCATGGAGCCGGGAAACTTTCCCGAAGGGCTACTAGATGGGTTTAGAAAGCTTTGCGAGCGGCACAATCTCGTGGAGGAGTGGACGCTAGAAAAGATCAACGCCAAGCGCACGAAAAAGGCTAAATCACTTGCCGATCTAGACGAGTCAACCCTCAAGAAGGCGATCATCAATATCAATTGGTTTGTGACCGAATGGGAAAAGGAGAATGCATCATGAGCGATAAGAAACTCGCCCTCGCGGCCAATCTCACCACGATGACGTATAACGTCACCGATGATGCCATCATGCTCCTTGAGCAGGCTCGGGATTCCGCCAAAAAAATTGTTACGATCAAAAGCCCGGAGGACATGGAGGCATGTAATCCGGTGCTCCGACTTATCAAGGGATGCTTGAAATTCATGGAAGAATCGCGGGCTGATATCAAGGCTCCGATCACCAAATTAGGCAAGGACATCGACGCCGCGGCCAAGGAGTTTTCGGCCCCTCTCCTCGCCGAGGAATCACGCCTCAAGTCCCTTGTTGCGGCCTACGTGGAAAGCCAACGTGCCCAACAAGTGACCGAGGCCCGCACCACCGGAGCACCCATCTCGGACGCAAGCGCGGGAGCGGGCATCCAAACAACCGAGGTGTGGGATTTCGAGGTTGAAGACCCCGTGAAGGCATTTGCCGCTTCACCGGGCCTATTTGACCTTGTGCCCAAGCGTTCGGCCATCATTGCGGCGGCGAAGGCGGGATTCCCTATTCCTTTTGTTCGGACCTTCAAAAAAACCGGCGTTCGAGTTCAGGGATAATTTATGTACGCGCAAGACACATCCGTTTCCGTCGAAAGGTCCCAAGCGGAGCTTCGTAAAATTCTCAATAAGTATGGATGCACGCGATTTATGATCGCGGACGATCCGGACAAAGCCACGATGATGTTCGAGGTGAAGAATCGGGCTATTCGTTTTGACTTACCCCTGCCTAGAAAAGAGGATTTTACCACGGCCAAGCGTTACGGCAAAACCGTTTCACTTCCACCGGAAAAGTCCTATATAGCGTGGGAGCAAGCCTGCCGGTCCAAATGGCGAGCGCTCCTCCTTTGCGTCAAGGCCAAGCTTGAGGCCGTCGAGGTTGGAATCACCACTTTCGAGGAAGAATTTTTGGCACATTTTGTCATTGGGGGTGGGCGCACTTTTGGACAAGTAGCCATTCCCGCTCTCATGAAATCCAACCCCGGCGAGATGCCTAATTTGAAGACCATCCTTGCCCTCCCCGAAAAATGATCGACGAGCGCCAAGGTCTCCCATCGGCATCCTCCATGCCTAGAATCATGCTTTGCTCCGGCTCCTTTGCCCTTGAAAAGCATCTCAAGGAAATGGGCAAAAAGCGGGCAGCTTCTCGTGGTGATAAGATTCATGCGGCTCTCGAAGGCAAGCTCTCGCCGGATGCCCTCAACCATTCCGACCGCATTTGCTATGAGCGGTGTGTTTTTGAGGAAGGTAGGTTAGTTGAGCTTCTCAATTTCGAGGGCTCTACCGTTGTGCGCGAGAATCGGTTTTGGGGCTTTGATGGCGAGGGAGAGCCTTTGTTCTCCGCAAAACCGGATGTGGTCTATTTCTCTCCCGATAGCCGCGCTCTCATCATCAACTACAAAACCGGCCATCCCAACCCTCATACCGGATACATTCCTGTAGGTCCGATTGAGCAAAATGAACAGATGTTTACCGAGGGAACGCTCGTGGCCTACTCGGAAAAATTCACCATCAAAAGCGCCATAATCGCTCTCATTCATCCCAACTATGCGCTTCCCGATAAATCCATTTCCCAACACACTCGGCTCTCGGTGGAGGAGCTTCAATCTCTTTATGAGAAAGAAAAGATCGCGTCCATATCCGCCCTCGACGAGAACGCCGAACGTACACCGGGGCGCAAGCAATGCGAGTTTTGCCTCGGAGCTAAGCTTAAGGCGTGTCCCGAATTTTTAGCCTCCAACCTACCCAAATAAAACGCATGAAAAAGAACCTGTCCGACCTCTATCAAGTCTATATCACCTACAACCGTAAATTTGCCATCTACCGGGTGAGTTTTCTTCTTACGAGGCGGGGTCTCGGATTCATAAAGAGAGCTACAAGGAGGATAACGAAATCTCCCGAGAGAACCTACTTGTGACCACCGGTTATATGTATGGAATAGGCCTTAAGGCCATTGAAATTGCCTCCAAGCCATGAACGTCGATCAACATTTAGACGAGATCGCGCTTAGGCAGTTTACGTGGAAAAACAAGAAGCTCCTCACTTCGTGCCTTCTCATCGCCAAGAAGGCGTCGGAGAAGAATGATGTGTTTTGGCCCGATGAAGTGACTTTCGATTTTCTCCTCACCGACGATGACCGAAACGTCATAGGCTCGGCATGGCGGATGGTCACCAAGATGGGTCTTGTGGAAAAAACCGGAAATTGGCGCCGAAGCACATTCCAGGCGAGCGCCGGACGTACAATCTTTGAATATCGGTGCATCAACAACGCCTTGGCCCGGGCCTTCGTGAAGCGGTACGATGTCGATTCCTATCGGGCCATGTGCACGCCTCAACTCAACCTAGGCCTATGAAACCACGACGCCATCTCAAGCCGCATAAAGACGCGATTTGGGACGAGAAGAACAACCGATGGGCATGGGACCTTGACAAGGTTCGATCCTCGATAAGAAAAGCACAGTCAAGAATACGCCCGGTGAGCGACAAGCAGAAAAAGGAAAACGAACTTTACCGAAGGCTCAAGCCCGTATGGCGGGCGAATCCAAGGAACCACTTTTGCACGGCTATTTGCAAGGAGCTTCACATCAAAACTCCGGCGCTTCCATACCCTCATCATGTTCGCGGAAGAGGCAAGCTCCTTAATGACCTACGTTTTTGGAAGGCCGTATGCGATCATTGTCATCGGTGGATTGAAAGCCATCGTAAGGCCGCAAAAGCGAAGGGATGGCTCGCGAGCCGGGACGCCAAGACAATCAAATTAGAAACCAACCCAAGGAAACAACATGGCTAATAGTTATCCATCAAAATGGAAACGATTCCCAACTAAACAAGCCAAGTTCTCCACGATGTATCGCGTTCACCCGAGCGGATGTTGGTTTTGGCTTGGGGGCCTCAAGCGTGGCCACGGGTACGGCTATTTTAATTTTGGAGGCGACTCGGATCGCGCCCATCACGCATCTTTTTTAATGTTTAAGGGACCAATCCCGAACGGTCTTTGGGTTCTCCATAAGTGCGATAATCCCTCTTGTGTCAACCCCGACCATCTATTTCTAGGAACCGTTCGGGATAATGTCGCCGATTGCATCTCGAAAGGACGCCAAGCTAGAGGGCCTTCGCTATCCCGAG